GGTGCATGTAGTGCACCCCCACCCCCGCACCACGTGCACCCCACCCCCGCACCACGTGCACCCAATCCGGAAGGAACCGGAATATTAACCGGAAATGAACCGGAAGGGAAGGCAACTCAGAAGGTTGCCAAAAAGCTCAAGGTTACTGTGCCAGTCTATCCAGATGGCTATCCATCATCTCACATTCCAATTCTCGACGAGTGGTTTGAATACAAACGCCAACGCCGCGAGGCATACGTCCCAATCGGATGGCAAAGGCTTTGTTCGGAACAAGCCAAGTATTCATCGGCACGACTGAAGGTTAGCGTTGACACCTCGATGGCTAACAACTGGAAAGGGTTATTCACTGAGAAAATAGCAGAGCCGGAAGTCGAAGAGATATGGATCGACCCTAGCAAACTCACACCCGATCAGCGCATGGAGCATTACCGGAAGAGCTACCCTGAAAGCGACTGGCCTTACATCATGGAGGACGGGTCACTTGATGTCATGGCGAAGATGATGCGCAAGCGTGCCGAGAACGAAGCCAAACGCCGCGAGGCAGAAGGGCAAGACCCAGATTCCACCGGAGGCCCTGAACTATGGTAGAACTCAAAGTCTCGGAAATCTCCGAGCGCCTAGCGGCTCAAGCTCAAGCCGTCGTTGCCCATCTACTCCCAGGCGCGAAACTGCATGGCAACGTGATGCTCTGCGGCGATGTGGGCGGCTCCCCCGGCGAATCGCTCAAAATCGGCATCTCTGGCACCTACGCCGGGCAATGGCGCGACTGGTCAAACGACGAAGACAAAGGCGACTTGCTCGACCTCTGGCGGCTCTCCCGTGGCATCACGCCTGCGGAGGCCATCAAACAGGCAAAGGCATTCCTTGGCATTGTGGACCCTATCAGGCAGCTAGAGCGTAAGTCATACTCGAAACCGTTTACGATTGATTCTAGGCCACTCAATGACGCAGGAAAGGCCATGTCCTACCTCCGCGACAAACGAGGATTGAGAAATTCCACGGTTGAGGCGTTCAAAATCGAAGGATTACCCGAAAAAAGCGCCATCGTTTTTCCGTCGTATTCACCCGCAGGTGATCTTGTGAACCGATCCTATCGCACTCTCGACAAAGATAAACGAGTCTGGCAGGACAAGGACTGCGCGCCCTCCCTTTTTGGGTGGCAAGCCCTGCCAGAGTCGGCTTACAAGGCCAAGACTGTCCTACTGGCAGAGGGTCAAATCGACGCCGCAACGTGGCACCAGTGGGGAATCCCGGCCCTGTCTATCCCGAACGGCACTGGCTGCGCATGGATTGATTACGAGTGGGAGAACCTAGCCGTCTTCGACACGATTTATCTGGCCTTTGACCAAGACGAGGCAGGCCGGAAGATCACGGAAACGGTAGCCGCTCGACTCGGGAAGCATCGCTGCATGATTGTTTCGATGCCAAAAAAGGACGCGAACGATTGCCTTATGGCTGGCTTTGTCGCTGGTGACGCTGCCGACTGGATCACGAACGCGAAGGTTCCCAAGGTCAAACGGCTTGTGACTGCCGCCGAGATGGAGAGCCGACTGCTTGCCGAGATCGCCCATAAAGACCCACCTTTTACACTGCAATTCATGGCAAGGCACTGGCCTTATTCGGGTTTCTGGTTTCGTCCCGGCGAGGTGACTCTCTGGGGAGGCTTCGCAGGCGTGGGTAAATCGACGTTCCTAAACTTCCTCAAGTCCCAGCTTCTAGCCGATCAAACCGCCATCTTCGAGGCATCGCTCGAAATGAAGGTCGAAACGACTCTCCGAAAACTGGCGACAATCTTCAACGGGGAGAAACTGAACGATGACAGCGCACGCGCCTTTGTTCGTGGCGCTGGTGAATATCTCATCTTTGCCGACGTTGTGGGCAGCATGAAGCAAGAGGAACTCATGGAGATGCTATGGTTCGCCTTTCGTCGCTACGGCTGCGCTCACCTAATGATTGACTCACTTATGAGAATTGAGGAACTGGAGGAGGATTATCCAGCGCAGGGCCAGTTCTGCAATCGGCTCCAAGATTTCGCGAAGGAAACCGGCTGCCACGTTCACCTCGTCGCACATCTTGCCAAGCCATCTCAGACCGTCGTGCGCCCTTCCATGTATTCCATCAAAGGCTCGTCACTCATGGTAAACAACGCCGACAATGTGATCCTTGTGAATAAGAATCCGGACAAGGAGAAGCTCCGAGTGCAAGACAAGCTCACTCCTGACATTGACGCATCCACCCATGATGCCGAGGTGACGGTTGAAAAGCAGCGAGAAACCGGCTGGACTGGCATGTTTAAACTCAAATTCGACAAACTTAGGGGAACCTATCGTGCGTGGTAGTTGAATTGTCTTGACAGAATCTCCATAAAGTCGGGATCAAAACGACCCGAATAAAATAAATGCACTTTTAATTTGCGTCACGTTTTAACTGTGGCAGAATCCCGTTGTCAGAGAAAACAACGAACTAAACACCACCATGAAAACTTCACTCCACATCCTCGCCGAAAAAGCAAATTGCACCGTTGGCACCGCCGCCCGCATTCTCATCACTGGCAAACGTCCCGCAGTCTGGGGTCGCAAGCATGGCAAAGTCGTAAAAACGATTCTCGCCGCATCAACTCCGCGCCTTTTGAAACAGGCTGAATTTATCAACCGTCGCGAACTCAGCGGAATCTAACTCATGAAACACGGCAACACCGGCAAGCGCAATGCCGCCAAAGCGCCAGATAAGGTCAAAAGCATCACGAAGACGATTCGATTCACCAGCGCCGAGATTGAGGCCCAAGACAAGTCCAGAGGCTCCGTCTCGTGGTCAAAGTGGGCAAGGGCCGCGCTAATCCTAGCCGTCACAGATTTTGCCGACAGCGGCAGAAACCCAAGCAACGAACACCAATGAAAATACGAACACCCGCCAACCTAGTGCGCCGCCATGACTTGTCATCCGCCGCGCTAACCGCTCAAAGCCTGCGTTCCCCGCGTCCGCAGTCAGAGCCCGCCGTCTTCATCTTGCCACCTTCCGCCAAAGCGCGGGAAGCGGCAAAGCTGGAGGCAATCAAAACAACCGCCGAACTGCTCGCCCGCATCCATGCGCTCGAATCGGAAAAGGCGGAGATGGTCAACCGCGCCCATCGTGAGGAGCGCGTTAAAGCCATTACCTGTCGAGTGGTGGATAATCGCACATCATGGCGCGCAAAGATGTGCTTCCGTGGAGCACAGGCCACGAGCACCATCATCACCACGCAGGCCATGCGCGTCGTGGATTACTTGCCAAACGTGGCAGAGTAAACTGGCCTCGAATTAGCCCGCCCTCACAAGGGGCGGGCTTTTTTGTGCTTGTGTCATTTATGCTAAACCGTTATAAGTGATGCGGAAAGCATGCCTAATAATCGCTTGATTTTTGGCTAAATCCCCCTTGTCATCCCCCTTCCGATAACACCCAAGATCAACCCAATGCTTCGCGACCCTTCCGAATACGTTGAAGCCTCATACGAGGTTGATCCCGCAGCGGCTTGTGACTCCATAGAAGATCACCTCCGCGAATTGCTCGCACGAAGGATGAAGACGGTGGATGCGCGATTGGTGAAACTCATAGCCGGAGTGGTGAATGACTTACTGACAGAGAACAGGCTCGCCGCGCTGGTAGATGTCAACCGGCTCACAGGAAAGGAGACGCTGGCGCGATTGGTAGGCGAGATCGTTGACGCTCCACAGCCGCGGCTCATGGCGTGCTGCGTGGATTTCGTGTTTGGCCTCGGCGTTCAAATTGCGAAGAACGAGACGGAGATCGCCAATGATCACAGCGTCACGAAGGCCACCGTTAGCCGCTACTGTGTCCACCTGAAACACGTTTATCTAGCTGGCATCCCAGCGCCAGGAATGAAGTCAGCCGAGGCAGTCGAAAGCTACAGAGCAGGCAGGACGGGCAAAAGCTCACGGCCTGCTAGAACCGAGTGGACATTCCAAAACGTGATCAAAGACACATTTAACCGGGCATCCTGAACAATGGCAACCACTGACTATCAACCTTCTCAAGAAGAACTGAACCAACTGCTACAGCTCGTCAGTGAGGCCAACGCCGTCGGCACCAGCGCGGCCTCAATGAGCGCAGAACGCCTGCGGAAGTGCGTCGAAGCCGGGCTCTGTCTGCTCAGGTGGAAGACGACGATTCCACGAGGGCAATGGGAAACCTGGGTGGACAATCATATCCCTGCCCTCACCCGTGCTACTCGCTGCCGATGGATGCAACTCGCTCAACTATCACGCGAGGGGAAGCTCGACCTCGACTCAGCACGCGGCCTGCGTCATGCTTACCAACTCGCGCAACTCCTGCCGGAAGCGGACAGCACAGGCACAAAGGCGAGCATCAAGAGCAGCTACATCACGCACCTTGCACGGCTCGTTTCCAGCCTCGCAATTCTCGATGTGGACAAGATGTCAGAGAGCGAACGAAACACGCTCAAACAGCGCCTAGCACCCGTTGTGGAGGTGTTCACAAGGCTATAGGCCCCTATAAGTAATCTTTTTATAGGCCCCGCCCCTAATCGGTTTAAACGTCTCCATGCGTAAATTTGCATATTAGCATAAAAAAGCCGTCCCATGACAGAAGCCACCTCCCATGAACTGCCGACAAACGTGCGATTCGTGCGGACTTATGACGAGCTTTCCCGGCATCTTGGCTGCTCTAGGAAGACGATTCAGCGCATCCAAAGGGATCGGGCGGACTACCCGTCACCGAGGGCGGACGGGCGGCACAATGTCGCGGAGTGGATGAAATTTTTCACTGACAACGCGATTGCCAAGACTGACCCAGAGGGCGCAGACGAAGACAAACCCGTGACCGTTGCCGACTGGAAAGCCCGTGAACTTCAGCTCAAATGCCAGAAGCTCGAAATCGAAACGATGAAGATTCTGGGGAAGCTAGTGGACGCAAACGCAGTAGAAGCTGGAATCTCAGTGATCATGGGCGCGGCCCGGCAGGCGCTCAATAACCTGCCCGGCTCGCTCGCGCAGAAGATGCTGCACCTCACTGACTTCCACGAGGCGGAAGAGATCGTGCAGGGCGCGGTTGATACCGTGCTCCGAACCTTGGAGCGATGCGAGTTCTTCGCGGAGGATGGCCCCACGGCGCCACCGGTTGAAGACGAGGAAGATGACGACGACTCCGACCTTGATGACGAGCCTTTGAGCATCACGAAACGAGCAACGAAACAGGCGAAGAAACGAGGGAGGTCGCGCAGGTGAAGACTGACATTAACCCTTCGCACCTTGCCAGCTTTGCGACGATTGCCCGAAAGGTGATCAAATCCACGATGCAGGTCCGGCCCGTGCAGCGAGTCTGGGAATGGATTGATAAAAACGTCGTAATCCCGCAGATCATCGGCTCACTCAATCCCGGCCCGCTCGACACTTCCCTCATGCCCTTTTGGCGTGGC